TCCGGGACCAACAGTTTAACGATGACATCACCACTGACGGAGTGACACTTCTTCCAGGCCCAGAACGGCCCGGTCGGCGGGATATGCATCCCCATTGCTAGCGCGAGATCCGCTCCCTTGGCACCGCGCAGGTTGGCACCGCTAAGGTTGGCACGGTTCAGGTCGGCACGGTTCAGGTCGGCACGGTTCAGGTCGGCGTCGCGCAGGTCGGCACGGTTCAGGTCGGCACGGCTCAGGTCGGCGTCGCGCAGGTTGGCACCGCTCAGGTCGGCGCCGACCAGGTCGGCACCGCTAAGGTTGGCACCGCGCAGGTTGGCACCACTCAGGTTGGCGTCGCGCAGGTCGGCACGGTTCAGGTCGGCACGGCTCAGGTCGGCGTCGCACAGGTTGGCACCGCTCAGGTCGGCGCCGACCAGGTCGGCACCGCTAAGGTTGGCACCGCGCAGGTCGGCACCACTCAGGTAGGCACCGATCAGGTCGGCACGGTTCAGGTTGGCACCGCTCAGGTAGGCACGGACGCCGCCATTGGCACCGGCCAGCCACAGGGCATGCAGGCGGATAACTTCCTTCAGTTCGTCGGGGCTGTAGGTCTTCATTTCAGTTCTCCGTTCCTTGGATCCGGATCGCGTCGGAATGGCCATTGATGGCGTATCCCAGCACGCGGGCAGCATGGTAGGACAGATAGCGTGGGCTGTCGTTTGTTTCGGGTAGGGCTTAGGAATCCAGATCCGAAATGGCGTCCTGCGCTTCCTCGGCCAGATCATCGGCAGCCAGGGTCCCCCATGCCTCGCACCCGCGGACGATCTGCCGGAGGCGGCTGAGGACCTGCTCGCGGGGCCCATCCAGGGCATAGTGGACCGAGTTGGGGATCATGCCACCAGGGAGCGGGACAGCGGCGACCCAGATCAGGGAGGGGTCGATCTGGGCGATCTCCTGGGCCTCATCGATGGTCAGGTGGGTATGCGCCGGCTGAATGGGATCGGCATATTTGCTCAGGGTCGAGCCCTGGGCCTCTGCATACCGGATGGCCTCATGGCCAGTGATGGTTTCGGTCTCGGCGGAAACGGTCTCAAAATCGACGCCCTCGCAGACCTCAACGCACTCATAGCCGCAGTCACGGACGGCCTGGGACATCTCATCCATGGCCGCCTGGATGGTCTCCTGGGTGAATTCCACGCCCACTTCGCCGAGGTTGGGGTTGATGTTACGGATGGTGATCATTTCTTCTCCTATTATTGGGTGGTGGTTATGCAGCCGTCCATGAGAGGGCGGCTGGGTCTCCATCATTGAAAGGTGCCGGGACCGAGACTCGAACTCGGACCTGCTTCTTCCGCGTTTCACCTTGGCGGGGCAACTGCAGTTGCTCAGATGATCGGCATACTTGAAGGTGCTCTACCCAGTAGCTTCCCCGGCAGGGGCAGGATGGAAGGACGGGGAGACTGTGCGCCTCACTTCCTCGAAAGTTCATGTTGTTCCGTTCCCGACCGTTGCCTAAGCCGGGCATCCTGGAATCGTTATGGCATTCCCGCGCTGGACCTAAGATCGCTGGTGGGTTGAGAATGATCCGGGTCAACCGTCTACAAGGACAATCATCGGTCAACCTCGATCCTTGTCAAGAATTTTCTGAAATTTTTTTTCTTGCGCTCGGGAGAACATGACCCATACTAGTCTCATGAGGAACCTACTAACGTCACTCCGATCAAAAACGCCAGAGGAACGGGTTGCCCTGGCCCTGGCAATTCATGTCACTCCCCGGACCATTGAGAACGTGGTTTCCGGCAAAAGTTGCGGGAACAAGGCGGCTCGGAAGATAGCCAAGCAGATGGGCCACCCTGAAATATGGTGGCACCTCGTGCCTGATAAGGAGAAGTTATGAAAATCCTTTTCGGCGCCCTGTTCCTGGGCTTCATGGCCGGCGCAACGCTCGCCATCCTGGTGCTCCAATGGTGAGGGACTTTCATTGGAATCCCGTGGTGGACCGTCTCTTGATCCGGTTCGCCTTTATGTCGCCGGCCCAGTGGCAATGCTGGATCCTGGAACACACGCCCCCAACCCCTGATGAGCTCGAGGCGCTGCGCCAATACGCACTTCACCACCACCCAGCGGGGGCGCGAAACGTATCCGCGCAACCTGCACAGGAGCAGAAATGACCAACCGAGACACAAAGGGAAGGTTCTCTAAGACTGACGCCTACGGATTCAAAATCGGGGACCGGGTCAAAGGTCGCCACTGGTGTGATGGAACCGGCATGGAAGGGGTAATTGAGGATATCGATGGCGATGGCGATTATATCATCAAGGGCGCCCCTTTCGGCCATCAGATTATGGCGGCCGGCACCGCCTCTCTGGCGGATCTTCCTACGTCTGACGCATCCCCATCAGCAGAAGCCGCGCCGTTCAAGGTGGGGGATAGGGTGGAGCTACTGACCCAAGGCAGCGGCAGTTGCCCAGTTGGGACCATCGGCAAGGTGTTTGAGGTCCATGCGAATAATAACATTGAGGTTGATTGGCCTAGTCGTGGTGGAACATGGGGGACCTACTCCCCGGATCGTCTCCGCAAGGTGGAGGATACCTCAGCCAAGGAAGACATCCCCGCGCCCATCAAAGTCCAGCGCGACCGCTACCGTGCTATAGAGATCATGGGCAGCATCCAACAGGAAGGCGGTGTCTCGTTTTCCGATGCCATTGACGCCGTGCTGGCCCGGAAATGACCTGGACCATCATCCTCCCCTTCGCAACCCCCAGCCTGAATGAAATTCAGGGCCAGCACTGGTCGTTTGCCAAGCGGCAAAAAGAGGCCATCGCCTGGTCCCTTCGCTCGGCCCTGAACCTCCAAGCCAAGATCCCCGTTGCCACGGGGAAGCGCCGCGTGTCCATCGAGCGAACGGGGCGCGGCCGGCTGGACCCGGACAATCTGATGGGTGGTTTCAAATGGTTGATCGACGCTATCAAAGCCGAGCGCCTAATCGTTGACGATGATGACGACCACCTGGAATTAATCGCCTTACCACAGGTTGTATCACGCAAAATTTACCCGTCAACCCGCGTTGCCATTGAGGATATCGAATGAACTGTCGGGAAGCTTCCCTCATCGTGGCCCAGATCACCGTTCAGGCATCCGCTCTGGATGTCCCGGACGGAACCGCTAGAGCACTCGTAAACCGAGCCGTCACAGACCTTTTGGCGGCGAAGTCAAAGCTGCAAAGCGCGTCCCGGTTGGCCGGTGAACCCCAGCAAGGGGTTGACGCCAAACCGGCATAGGGCTATAATATAATTGCGAAGTAACAACGCACGATCATCTTCAGCTCCATCGCCCAATCGGGCAGGCCAGCGCCCGGGATAATGGCCCCGGGGGCAGCATCCTGCGCCGTTACCCGGTTGGGCGAGCCAAACATAGGAGGACCGCTATGGCCTCATGGATTCCTCAATACCTCCGTCCGACCCAAGACATAGATGTCTGTCTGGACCCAAGTGGTGCGCAGATTACTTGGCATCATCCGGAAGGGAGCTGGAACATTGACTTCTACCCTTGCTGCAGGGAAGAGGCAAACCACATGGCTATTTCCTTGCGTCTCGCCGCGAAGCGGGTCGAGGAAGTCGGGAAAGGGATGCCGCATGTCTGAAATAATCCCCTTCAATCGGTTCCCTCAACTTGAGGACCGTTCGTACCCGGCGTGGTGCGAGAGAGAAGACCGACTCCAATGTGATAAGACTGCTGAAATTTACCGTTCCTGGGCAAACAAGAACGGAGTTGATCCGCTCTTTTGGGGGATATCGCTCTAATGGCGCGACCGGGTCTAACCCAGCATCGGAAGTTCCTGCGCCTTGCTCGGGTTCTTGGGTGTGCCCCTCTGGCATTGGGCCTTCTAGAATTTATGTGGGAACGCTGCTACCAGAGCGGAGAATCTTACCTTGGGGACGAAATCGACGTGGAAGCTGCTGCGAATTGGAGCGGTGTGCCCGGAACACTAACCAAGGCACTCTTGGAGGCTGGAGGGGCTGGCAACCCAGGGTTTATTGACGAAGACCCCGACCGGCCAGGCCATTATCTTTGCCATGACCTTTTCGACCATGCCCCTGAATATGTGGCTGGGCGTCGGCGAAAGGAACAGGAAAGGCAAAAGACCAAGGTATGCGCTTGCTGTGGTGCCATTTTCCATTCTGCTGATTTGAGGTCTAAATTTTGTTCTGATTCTTGCAAACAAAAGAGTTGGCGTGACAACCACTCACCCGTGAGTGACCCTGCGTTACCGACCGTTACTGAATCTTCCGTAACAAGTGCAGAACGTTACGGTAACGTGTTACCGAAAGTTACGGACTGTTACCCCACTCCCGCACCCGCACCCGCACCCATAGCAAAAGAAGAAAAGACTGTTTCGGCTGCGCCAAAACTCAAACGTGGTGGGCATCACGATCTGGGGAAATATTCCCCCGAATTTGAGGAAGCCATGGCCGAATGGCGCAAGTTCATGAGGGACATCCGAGAATTCGAGGGATCCTTTCCCAAAGAAAAGCGGTTTGTAGCTTCAGGGGCCGGGTCAAAAGAGGCCGCATGGCTTAAGTGGATCGAGTTGAATCGAGAGCGAGTGAACGGGATATCTATTACCGGTGCCGATCTGCTTGAGTCTGTTCGCCGATGGATCAGGGTGAAACTCCTGAAGGCCCAGGACCGAGTTGAACTGGCTGCCCCAATGCTTTCCCGAATGCTAAACAAACCTGAATTCATGGACGCCGTGATTGACGTTGTCAGGAAACGGTCGTGCTCCCAAGAGGTGCAGAATGCAGTTTGAAACCACAGAACAGGCGAGCGCTTTTTTCGAGGTCCGGGACTACCGCTCCAGATGGCGGCAGGATCGCCTAGCGTCCCTCAAGGGCGATCTTGACGACTTCGCAAAATATGTGCGGAGAAGCATGATCCTTGATTCGGATCTCATGATGCTCCGCGAATCCGTTGACTTTGCCAAAACCGAAGGGGACATCCTGACCCCCGAAATGCTCCATGCCGCGGAAAGTGCGCTGGCCTGGGGTGATGAACTGCGCCGGCTACTCAAGGAATCACTGGGAGAGACGGCATGAGCGAAGTCGATCTGGCTTATCAGGAAGAAGTTGAGACGGAATCCTCCCTTCTCATGGGTGTGATCAATTTGCGGGCGGACATCGATACGCCGTCCCACCTGACCAGTCTTTCCCCGGAAATGTTCGTGGGCAGGGGCCATGGATTGATCTGGCAGGCGTTCCAGGCCATCGCCGGCAACGGCGGGATCATCGATGCATGGTCCACAGGAAAGGCCATGCGCAAAATGGGTGGCGATACCCCGGACCTACATGCCCTTGAGCGCGTGTTCGCCGAAGCGGGGAACCGGTTCGATGCTGCAGACCTTCGGCCCCGAATCGCCAAGGTTGCAGACGCATACAAGCGAAACGTCCTGGCCCGTGCCATGGAAGGTCTGTCCAAGAGGGCCATGGTTGCCCCGCTAGCAGATGTTGAATCCGAGATGGCGGAACTCATGGGCAAGGTTTCCCAGGCCGGGAATCCACGCCTTCGCGCTGCTACCGACTACGCCAGGCAGTTTGAGGCATACCTTTCCGGCGCGCCGATCCTGCCCCCTGAATCCCAGCAGAACCTAACCGTTGTCGGGGTGCCAGCCATCGATTCAACCATCGTGGCGAACCCAGGCCGGTTGATTGTCATCGGTGGCCTTCCGAGCGCGGGCAAAACCGCCCTCGCCGTCCAGCTCGCCGTGCGATCCGCCCAATTCGGCCGGCGCGTGGCCATGGGAAGCTTGGAAATGGACGAGGATGAGATATCTGCCCGCATCGTGGCCTGCGCCTGCTCTGTGAATAGCCTTGTGGCCCTTCGGTGTGCGCATACACCATCCCCAGAGGATCGGGCCGTCCTGGACGCTGTGAGGCGCGGTATCGTCGGTATCCATGGATGCGCCGGGGATTCGTGGTCAAGCATCGAGTCCGCCATCGTCCGGGAGCATCGCCGCTCCAAGTTGGACGTTGCCATTGTGGATTACCTCCAACTGCTCGGTGAACCTGACACCCGGTCCCGCCGAAACGACACTGAGGCCCAGGCTATCGGGGAAATCACCAAATCGGCAAAGCGCCTAGCCCAGCGGCTCGGGATCAACGTGGTGATGTTGAGCCAGTTCAACCGCAAGGTTGAAGAGGGACAGGAGCCCACCTTGCAGAACTTCCTCGGGTCTGGCCAGATCGAGCGAGATATCGATATCGCCCTGCTCTTGTGGAACACCGATTCAAACCCTCAACCCGGGGCGGATCGGTCCGTTTCGTGTCGAGTGGCTAAGAATCGCGGCGGCGAACGCTACAAGCGAATCAATCTCATCTTCAACCCGGCCCGGAACCAGTTCACGGAATCCAACAAGGCCACAAAGTCTTTTCATGAATACGACCCCAACCAGTCCCTACCCATTGGAGGATGAAATGAGCATGAAGATCAAACCCGAAGACCTGGAGCAGGGATGCGTGTATCTCGGCACGGGCGGCCCCAACCGGGAAATCGTCAGGATCGACCGGCGAAACCACCTGCTCTACTACCGCAAATCCGGGTCGCTCGAGCTTCACGAGCTGAAGATCCCCAAGTTTGTGGAGTGGGCTGTCATGGATATCACCGAGAAGATGGGCAAGGAAGGGGCGCTACGACGAGGTAGCAAGGTCCAGGAAGTGTGGGAAGGTATCGCGTGACCACCGGGGCACACTTCATCCTCCGGGCGGCTCCTAGCCCATCCCGCGCGAATTGTGTGAAGGCGATCTGGTCAGCACTGAATGATTGGGTCGTAACCATCAAGCCGCCAACCAGGTCGAACGTCCAGAACGCCAAGATGCACGTGGTCCTTGGCCAACTGGTCAAAGCTAACGCGAAATACTGCGGACAGCGCATGGACGTTGAGGACTGGAAGGACGTTCTGGGAGCTGCTGTGATGGCGTCTCAGCGCGGGGAACTGCGCATCGTCCCTGGCATGGACGGAGGGGTTGTAATTCTCGGGTGCCACACCAGCGACATGACCTCCAAGGAAATGAGCGAGGTAATCGAGCGGGCCTACTGCATCGGCACCCAGAACGACCCGCCAGTGCGGTTTGTGGAGGACGTTGAGCCGACTGGACGATAAAATCACGGGCTGAAAAATATTTCCGCCAGTATGGAATCGAGCCTCCGGTGGAGCCGGGGCCAAAAGCGTCACAAAGCTACACAAACGACTAGATCCAGCCTATACTTTAGGCATGAGCTTCATGGCGAAACTGGAATTCTGGAGGCGGCATTGAGCCTGAGCAAACAGAAATACATGGACGGATGCCAGGTCATGGGGGATTTCCTCCAGGACGTTTACACTGCGGCCGGCGCGGTTATTCCGGTGAAGTTCGACCCGCACAAGGAAGCCGAGACGATCATCGGACTCCTGCGGGCGCAAGGAAAGAACGAGAAAACCTCGCTGGTCGATCTGAACGGGCAGGCGCTGTAATGGCTGGTCGCCCCTCAAAGCTGACGGATCGCCAATGGGGCGAGATAGGTCGGCGCCTTGCCAATGGGGAATCAGCCGCTGATCTCTCCAGGGAGTTTAAGATCGGCAAGGCCCGCATTTCGGAACGGTTCAGCGGAAAGGCTGAAAATATCAAAGCGTTGGCCACACAATTGGTTAACGTAGAAGCGGCAATAGAACGACTTCCCGTTTCGGAACAGAGTTCCGTAATGGCCTTCGCGGACAACCTGAAACACATCGCGCAGTCCGCATCTGCTGGTGGTAGGTCAGGGATGAAAGGCGCGGCTTCGCTCATGGCCCGCTTTGAGCGCCAGGTTGCCAACCTGCCCGCAGACGCAGACATGGACGATCTGCGCCCCATCGCAGCCCTGGCCGAGACTGCACAGAAGGGGGCGAGCTTGGGATTGGCGCTGATGAATGCGAACAAGGCGGCCGTCGAATCCCAGAATGAGCCGACTGAGGCCAAGAAAATCACGTTCGAGATCATCAGGCCACCGTCAATTCATACCAAAACGGGCCAAAGTCTCCCGGATTCCCACTCGGATACCCAATCACCCATTAAGGGGCAATAGTTTGTCCAATTTCCAAATCCCCGAAGCCCTGACGTTCATCCTCCCTGGCGAGAATGACGAGGTTCGGACGTTCGGGGCCTTCGGAGGACGCGGATCTGCCAAATCATGGTCGTTCGCTCGAGCAATTCTGGGCCGTTGTTGTCTGCGCCCCACTCGCTGGCTCTGTGCCCGTGAGTTTCAGAGTTCCATCCGTGAGTCTGTCCATCAACTGCTTTGCTCCCAGATCGAGATGCTGGGCCTGGGAAGTGACTTTGACATCCAGCGTGATCAGATCCTTGGTCCCAACGGTTCGGTTATTTCCTACGTTGGCTTGCACGACAAGAGCCTGGACAACCTGAAATCCTACGAAGGATATAACGGTTGCTGGGTCGAAGAAGCGCAGAGCATGACCAAGCGCAGCCTCCAATACCTCAAGCCGACCATCCGCAAGGCCGGCTCGCAGATTTGGTATTCGTTCAATCCTGAGGACGAAGACGACCCGATCTATCAGGAACTCGTCATCCACACCCCGAAGAACGCCATCGTGGCCAAGGTATCCTGGTTCGACAACCCATGGTTCAACGATGTCCTGCGCCAGGAGATGCAGGCCGACTATGAGCGCGACGTTGAAGCTGCGGACTGGATCTGGGGCGGGAATTGCCGGCGCATCTCCGACAAACAGGTACTGCGCGGCAAGATTGAGGTTCGCCCGTTTGAGCCCGGCCCGAACTGGGATGGCCCTTACCATGGCCTGGACTTTGGCTATGGGCAGGATCCGCTCCATGGCGTGAAGTGCTGGACCTGGGAAGGATGCCTTTACATCGCGAATGAAGCCTACGGCGAGAAGTGCGAGATCGAGGATCACCCGGCCACGCTGGACCTGATCCCCGGCATCCGCGAGCATGTGCTGCGCTGCGACAATGCCCGACCTGAAATGGTGAGCTACCTTCGCCGAAACGGATTCCCTCGCGCTGTCTCCTGCCAGAAATGGGCCGGTTGTGTGGAGGACCGCGTCTCGTTCCTGCGCTCGTTCCACCGGATCATCATTGCGCCCACGTGTCCCGAGATCATCAAGCAGGGCAAACTCTGGTCCTGGAAGACCAATAAGGGCGAGGACATTCTGAATGTGCTCCAGCCCGGATGGGACCATGGCTGGGATGCTGTGGGCTACGCCCTGGAGCCTTTGATCCTGGGCAAGAAACGAATCGTGACGCCGCCCAAACCAAGCCAGGGGCGTGTGTTGGACCACAACAACGGGTTTGGATGGATGGGGTGACATGTTCCCGCGCCCCGTTCGCCTCCCGATCAAGCACACCAACAAGGTGGAGATGTGCCAGCGCTGCGCACAGATGCCCCTCGAGGCGTGGGAACGCGCTACCTGTGCCGAGAATCTGCTCGAATACTGGGTTGGCCTCTGTGGCACGTGCCACGGTGAATTGGCCGGCCAAACGATCTGGATTGTTGACAGCCCAAAAGGTTGGAAGATCAAGGAGAATAACTGATGTGCTGGCGCTGCCACCTCCCCGAACTGCCTGATGTTGCCGTGGCTTGGCGCAAAGAGGCGAAGCTTGAATCCGGCCAAATCGTCGGTTACATTCAGCCGCCGTCCTTCACACCGCCGATCCTGGACCCGAACGACCCGGAAGGATATGTTGACGCATCAGGCGTCTGGGAGATCGTTTATGGCTACGAGGGAGGCCCATACCGAAGGTTCGTGCGGCCATGCCGATGGAACATGGCCCCGGGCGACGTGAAGGCGATGGACGAAGCTGTGAGGGCTGCGCGTGGCTAAGGACTGGATCGACCCCAGCGAAGCGGCAAAGATGATCCACCAGATGAGCGTGGGCTATTTCCGTGAGCATTTCGTGAACCCGGACACGCGGACCTGCACCGACCTAGTTGTGCAACGTTTCCATGGCCCCAAGGGAACACCGCGTTATAAAATCCTAACCATCAGCGTTATCCGCTATTTGCAGGCGCATACAATCATAGTGGGAGGCAATAATCAAGAGTCATAAACGTAGGCAAGTTGTGGTCTGATAACGCATACAGGCAACATTGCCACTATATTTTTAAATCGCATGATTGAATCCGAGGATAGTCCTCAAAGGATTCAACCATGGCCCTCCAGCTTCAGGTTATCGCCCCTGTCCATCTCCAGGCTGCGGGCTCCACCATCTCTCTCCCATTCTCCGGGACCGTCACCGTCAACTCCCCGGTGAGCGGCAACGGCGCCGGCACCTTCAATATTGACCCCCGGGACATCTCGGCCGCGACCGCCCTGGGCTGCTGGTGGCCCGTGAATACCGCTCTCCAGGTCCCGGCGACCAATGAGCCCGTTTCGCTGGAGCCGTCCGGCGTTATCGCTGGCGTCATCGGCACCCAGACCGTTTGCGCCAACCTGTTCGGCGCGAACATGAACGTGACGACCGACCAGCAGTTCAACTGGGGCGGACTGAATGGCAACCCTGTGGGCGGCCAGTTCCTCGTCACCGGCCAGCTCGCCTGGAATCCCAGCATCTCGCTCACCACCGCTGCGGGCGGGTCCTACAACACCACCGGCAAGTCGGGCGTGCTGATCGCCGCCGCCACCACCTATTCATCCCTGACCGTCGCCACCTCGGCCCAGCTCACCGCCGCCGCCGCGACCTCCGTCTTCACCTACGCCCAGACGATGCCCTACTTCAGCCTCACCTCCGCCCAGGGCGCCGCCGCCACCGCAAACATCGCTCTGCTCGGAATCTGCTTGGCCTAACCGGTCCTCTGACCTGGAGGACTCATAATGCCAATCCAACTCGCACTGCCGCCCAACCTGATCACGGACAACATGCTCCCCACGCTGCCCGTGGGGTTACTCAAGGCCATCCAGCGCAATGTGGTGACGCCCGTGCTGCTGACGGGGCGCAACCCTGCGGCTGGCACCACCCTGGCCGATCTCTGGGGGTTCCCGGCGACCACGGCCGGCGCCACCCAGTATGTCCGGGCCAACCCGACTGCTGGCTATACCCTGGTGGTCTGCTCGGACAGCACGGCGGACGCATCGGCCGGGACCGGAGCTCAGCAGGTGGCCATCAGCTACCTGGACACGTCCTATCAGCCCCACACCGCCGTCTTTGCCCTCAACGGCCAGACGATGGTTTCCGCTGCGGCCCAGCTGGACGGAGTGACCGGACCTTTCACGATCACCAACTGCCTGCGGAACAACGGGGCCGAAGTGGTCGCCGTTGGGTCCGGTGGCTCCGCTGCTGGAAACATCTACATCGGCGCAACCCAGACCTTCACGCTTGGCGTCCCGCAGTCTCCGGCTCTGATCTATGACTGCATCCTGGCCGGCGACAACAACGACAGCACCGCTAATTTCACCATTCCGGCCGGCTTCTTCGGGATGATCTTCCAGCTTCTTCCGGCCATCAACGATGTCACCGCGACGGCCAAGTTTGGGAAGATCCGCCTGACCACCACGACCGGGGCCAACGGGATCGCCCTGAAATTCGATGTGGGAGGCGTCAGCTCCAACAACAACCCCGACACCATCAGCCTCGGGTTGCTGCCGATCATCCAGCCGCAGAGCGATATCGACATCCAGGCCATCACTTCCGCGACGACCGAAGTTGGCTGCGCCAACATGCTGGTTCTCTGGCCCTCCATCACGACCTATTAGGGGTGCCGATGTCCGAACATTTCACCCTCGATGACCTGACGCGGAGCCAAACGGCCTCGCGGAAGGGCATTGATAACACGCCTCCCCAACAGGCTATCGACAGCCTCAACCTGCTTTGCAGCACGCTTCTGGAACCAGCACGGGCACTCCTTGGAGTGCCTATTTCCGTTGACTCGGGGTTCCGGTCTGAGGCTTTGAATGAAGCGGTTGGGGGGGCGAAGTCCTCCGCGCACCTAGACGGGCGAGCTGCTGACCTGGTTCCGCAGGGCGTGGTATTGCAAGCCGCATTCGACCTGCTGCGCAAGTCCAGCCTGCCCTATGACCAAGTTATCTTCGAATGCAGGGCCTGGATTCACCTGGCCATTGCCCGCCCCGGCGAAACCCCCCGGCGCATGGCCCTCACCGCTGCCGGTGGCCCTGGCCATTGGTCCTACCAGGAGGTGCAGCCATGAAGCTGCTCAAGCGTTTCTGGGTCGAAGCCGTCCTGGCGCTGATGGTGCTGTCCCTGTTCGCCCTGGCATTCGGCTGTGCCTCCCCGAAGCTGCGGGTTGAGAACACGTCCCTGAAAGTCGAGCTGGCCTACCTCAAGGGGTTCTTGGCCGGCGTTAGCGCTGCTTCCGGCCCGGTTGACGCAGCTCCGCACTCGCGGACCAGTCTGATGGTGCAGAGATGAGGGACGAATGGACCCCGATGATCCCTACGACGAGGACCCGTATGGCGTCCCATTACCGGAGGACCCACGATGGGAATTGACATTACTGGCATCGGCTCTATCGCTGATCTGGCATCCAGTGTAATCGGCAAAATCTGGCCCGACAAAACCCAGGCCGAAAAGGACCAGATGGCTCAGGCCATGGTCATCATCCAGGGCCAGATCGCCGCTCAGCAGTCCCAGATCGACACCAATAAGGTGGAGGCCGCGAGCACCAACCTGTTCGTGTCCGGCTGGCGTCCCTTCGTGGGCTGGGTCTGTGGTTCCGCCTGCGCATGGAACTGGGTGGGCCTGCCCTTGGCGAACTTCATCACCGCCATCCTTCACCGCCCCCTAGCCATGGCGCCAGCCGACCTGACCCAGATGCTTCCCCTCCTGCTCGGGATGCTCGGCATGGGCGCAATCCGAATGACCGAAAAACTCAATGGAGTGGCCGCAAAATGAGCAGCATTTTCCAATACCTCATCGGGATCCTGATCGGCCTCGGCATCGCCGGCATCTGGTGGCTCATCGCCGACCGGAAGGCGATTCGGGCCGAACTCTCCGCACTGAAAGCCAAGGCCGAGGCTGACATCAAGGCGGCCCAGGCTGTGCCCAAGGTCGCCGAAGCGGACGTAAAGGCCATCTTCGCCCAGTTCGCCGCAGACGTGAAGGCCGAAGCCGCGAAGACCGCCGCGACCGTGACCATCACCCCTTCCACGGCGGTTTAACCATGACCCTGGCCAACTGGATTTCCATCGTCCTCGCCCTATCCGCTGCGGTGGGCGTCATCCTGCGCGGTCAGCATTCGCTAATCACCAAGCTCCTGTCGGAAAAGTGGGAGGCCCAGGACCAGCGCTTGACGAAGGTCGAAGACAAGACGGGCACCCACACCGAGGAAATCTACAGCCTCAAAAACCGCGTTTCCCTGGTGGAAAGCGCGTGTTCAATTCGCCACCCCCATAAGGCTCTTTGATGGCCAAGCGCAAGCCGAAGGAAGACCCGGATCTGGCCCTCATCGAGAGGGTCCGGAAGCGTCTGGCCCAGGTCCAGGACGCGGAGGATGAACTGCGGTCCCAGCGCACCGAGGACTTGAAATTCATGGTGGGCGAGCAGTGGCCGAACGAGATCAAGCTTGCGCGGCAGGCCGATCAGCGGCCTTGCATGACCATCAATCGTCTGCCCGCCATCATCAACCTCGTCACGAACGATCAGCGCCAGAACCGGCCAGAGGTCTCCGTTGACCCTGTTGCTGAGGGGGCCACACAGGAGACGGCCGAGGTTTACCAGGGCCTCATCCGGCACATTGCCTATGACTCCCGCGAGGACACCGCGCTGGACACCGCGCACGACTACCAGGTGGCCTGTGGTGACGGGTTCTTCAAGGTGGTCACCGAATACGAGTCCGACGACAGCTTCGACCAGGTCATCAAGGTCAAGTCGGTCACCAACCCGGACTCTGTGTTCCTCGACCCGGCCGGCATCGAGCCTGATGGCTCCGATTGCGACTGGGGCATGGTTGTCGAAGACTTCACTAAGGAAGATTTCGAGCAGAAGTGGCCCAATGCCCAGGTTTCGCAGGGGATCGGCTCGCTGACTGAATATCTCATGAAGGCGCCGGACTGGTTCAAGGGTGCAAACATCCGTGTCGCCGATTACTTCGAGAAGGAATGGAAAGAGAAGACCCTCTACCTCTTGGCCAACGGCGATACGGCCTTTGAGGATGAACTGCCGGCAAAGAAGCCAAAATTCAAGCTCGACAAGGACGGCAACCCGACGAAGCGCAAGGTCCAGGTTCCTACGATCTACTGGTATAAGATTAACGGTATCGAGGTTCTGGAGCGCACCGAATGGGCCGGCCAGTGGATTCCCATTATCCCTGTCCGCGGCCAAGAGTGCATCGTTGACGGCCAGCGCCATCGCTGGGGCCTGATCCGGTTCCTGCGTGACATCCAGCGCCGCTACAACTACCTCCGTAGCCAGGAGGCGGAAATAATCGCCCTGGCGCCCAAGGCCCCCTATGTAGTGGCCGAAGGCCAGCTCGACAACTACCAGGCCGACTGGGAGTCCGCGAACACCCGCAATCACGCCTTCCTGACCTACAACCCCGTGTCGAACGAGGGCTCGCCGCTTCCCGCTCCCCAGCGTCAGGCGTTCACCGCCGAAACGGGGGCCGTGCTCCAGAGCGTCCAGCAGGCGTCGGACGAATTCAAGGAAGTCAGCGGCATCTATCAGGACGAGCTTGGCTCTGGCGGCGACCAGAAGTCCGGCAAGGCCATCCTGGCCCGGCAGACCCAGAGCCAGAGCGCGAACTTCCATCTGGTGGACAACCTCCACAAGTCGCTTCGCCACCTCGGGCGGATCCTGGTTGACCTGATCCCCAAAATTTACGACACGCCCCGCACCGTGCGGATCCTCCATGAAGATGGCGAATCCGAGATGATCGGAATTAACCAAATCTTCACCAAAGAGAACGGCGACAAGGTCCACCACAAAATGGATCAGGGCCGCTATGACGTGATCGTGCATTCCGGGCCGTCCTACTCCAGCAAGCGCCAGGAATCCGCCACGTGGCTCCAGGAAGTGCTTCGCGGCAATCCCCAGCTCATGCAGTTGGTGGGGGACATCATGTTCCGCAATCTGGACCTTCCTGGCGCCCAGGAAGTTGCCGACCGGCTGAAGAAGATGCTTCCGCCCCAACTCCAGGACAACCAGGGCAAGCCGGACCCCCAGCAGCTTCAGGCCCAGATCGCACAGTCCGGGCAGGTGATTCATCACCTCATGGACGTGGCCGACGCCCTGAAGCAAAAGATCGAATCCAAACAGACCGAAACGGACGCCCGAATCCAGATGACGGCCATGCAGGAAGAGACGAAGCGTCTCATCGCCTTGTTGACCATCGGCAGCAAATCTGCGGCCCTGGAACTCCAGCACACCATCGGCACCCTCGAATCGCAGGCCGACCGTGACCATGACGTGGCCATGGCCAACCTGCAAGCAAGTCAGGCCCAGCAGCAACAGCAGCAGGGTCAGAACGGCACGGCACCGTCTGCCGGGGGCACTATGCCCGCGCAACCGCTCGACGGCTCACAGGGGCCTAATCCTGGAGGTATGCAGTGAACGACGAACCCACTACCGCTCCGGCAGAAACGCCGGTCCCTGCCACTGAGCCGGTCGCTCAGGTTGAAGAGCCAAAGCTTCTCACTCAAGCCGAGGTTGACCAGGCCATCGAAAAGCGACTGGCCCGGGAACGCAAGAAGTTCGACCGCGAGCTCCAGCAGCGCGACGACGAAAACAGGGCGCTTCGCCAGACCCCGCCTGTCCCCGTGGTGCAGGAAAACGCTCCGGACCCCAACGACCCCAAGTTCCAGAACCCGGCAGACTACTACGCCGCGCTCGCGGAGCACAAGGCGAAGGTGGCCGTCAAGGAAGCCCTGCGGCTGGAAAACGACAGGCGCAGTCAGGAAGACCAGGCCCGCAGGAGCCAGACGGCCAGTGCCGCATGGTCCGAGCGGGAACGCACTGCCATGAAGGACATCGAGGATTACGAGGAAGTCGCGGACTCCGCGATGCTCCAGCGTAATCGTGCGATCACCCCGGCCATGGCAAAGGCCATCTCGGAGTCGGAATTCGGCCCCCAGATGCTCTACCACCTGTGCAAAAACCTCGAAGAAGCGAAAGACTTGGCGGCCATGTCGCCAGAGAAGGCGCTGCTCAAACTCGGCAAGATCGAAGCCCAATTCGAAAAACCCGCAACGCGGCCCACCACCTCCGCGCCCCCGCCGCTCCAGCCTGTTCGGGGCAATGCGCCGGCCGGTTCTGGTGACCCCTCGAAAATGACCGATGCCCAGTATCTCGCTTGGCGGAAGGCGCAGTACCAGGCCAGCCCTGCGAGGGGACGCCGCTAAACCATTCGCCGGTTGAAATCCGGCCCGGAGAAACACAATGGCGAACATCGTTATCACCCACCAGATGATTGCCCGCGAGGCGGCCGGGATGCTCGAAGAGCAGCTGCCGTTTTTGAAGGGCTTGAACCGCAGCCGCGAAAAGGCCATCGGCCGGGACGTTGACGGCTACAGCGAAGGCGCGACGGTCAAGATCAAGATCCCCCCTGCGAGCGCGATCTACAACGGCGCGATTTTCGCTGGTGGTGGCAGTGCTCCTGACCAGAAGGAAACCTTCGCCAGCCTGACCGTCAACTCCCGCAAGCACGTGGCCCTGATGTTCTCGGCCGCTGAACGAGCCCTGGAACTGACCGATTTCAAGGAAAGGTTCCTGCGCCCCGCCATCAGCACCCTGGCTTCCGGCGTCCATGCCGATCTGCTCAACCAGGCGCTCTGGTGGACCCCTCAGGTCGTCGGCACCGCTGGAGCCGTCCCCTCGTCCAGCGTGACCTATTCCGCCGGCCGCGTGTGGCTGGAAAAGATGCTGGCCCCCGAGGAACCCCGCATGGCGATCTGGTCGTCTGACGCCCAGTCCGCCCTGATCGACGCCAGCAAGGTGCTGTTCAATCCCTCGCGGCTCCTGGCCGAAAGCTACCTCAAGGGCAGCTGCGGCGAGTTCATGGGCTTCGAGTTCTTCGAATCCCAGGCGACCCCCTACCTGACCAACGGCACCCAGACCCTGACCGGCCTGACCGTTTCCACCACTGCCGGCCAGTCGGGTTCCGTGCTGTACATCGCTGGTGCCACCATCGGCAACACCATCGCTGCTGGTGCCATTTTCACTATCGCCAACGTTTACGCCGTCCACCCGCTGCTGGGCTTCGCCTACGGCACCACCCTGCGCCAGTTCGTGGTGACCGCGCCCGTCACTGTCACCAGCACCACCCAGCAGCCGATCCC